CCCCCCGCTTGCACAAAACCCCGCGCCGCCGTAAGCATCCACCGGGTAGAAGCGCAGGGCGGACCGAATGGCGGCTAATCCAGCAATCGGCGGCGAGCGCCAACCGTGGTGCATCTTGCGCACCAAGGGTAGCAGCACACTCCGCCTCGCCCGGTCGCTCGACATCGCCGGACTGACCGCGTGGACCCCTACCGAGTTCCAGATCAGGAAAAGTCACAAGCTCGGCACCCGGATCGAAACCGCAATTGCGGTGATGCCGACATACGTTTTCGCCAAGGCCCATCATCTGCCAGAACTGCTCGCCGAAACCGAATCCATAGCCAGCCATCATCCCCGATTCGGCGTGTTTTGCTACAATGGCCGCTTCCCGCTGATCGCCGACGATCACCTGATCGGACTCCGCGCCGTCGAGCGCAAGGCCGCCGCGCAAAACAAGCCGGTCGTCTTCCCGCAAAACACCATGGTGCGCATCCCGGAGGGCGCGTTCCAGGGCCTCACCGGGCGCGTGGTCCAAAACACCAAGGGAAAATTCACACTCGTCGCCTTCCCCGGCTTCGGCATCCCCATCGAGTTCCCGTCATGGCAGTTGGATTGCGCCGCTTGACGTTTACGATAATGGTAATTAGACAACCAACCATCGCTGGTGTGTAGACCCGCAGGCCCTTCCAGCGACCGGGCGAGGACACGGAGGTGCTTCCTGGCCAGCTACCGGAAAAATGTCCGCTTCGCCCCCCGAGGCGCTGACGCTGGTTTAGGACTAACACGATATGGCTCTGAGCATTTCCTATTTCGGTGGATCCGATGCCATCACCATGCAGTGCTATGGCGAGCTTATCGGCACGGTCGCCGTAACCTTGACCGGCTCGGACGCATCGATGGGGGTGCCCCCCGCTAACGCGGCGATTGCTCGCATCACCGCGGGCGAGGCGTGCTTCGTCTCGAACAACACTACGGCAGTCAGCGCAACCAACGGGGTGAGCATGGCGACTGCGTCAACCATGGATTTGGCGATTATTCGCGGCAACCCGATCCGCGCCAAGACGTGAAGCTAGAGTAGTTTGGGGATAGTATGGCTCGCCCTATTGGTTCACCAAAGCTAGGCGGTCGCCAGAAAGGCACACCGAACAAGGCCAGCATCGCAAAAGAGGCGGCAATCGCTGCCTCGGGTCTCACGCCATTAGACTTCCTGCTGAGCGTGCTGCGTGACGATCTAAACGAATTGGCGGTAAGGATCGACGCAGCCAAGTCCGCTGCTCCCTACTGCCACCCCAAGCGCGTCCCGGTCGATGGTGGTGGCAAGGACAGCGGGCTGGTGGTCAACGTCTATACCGGCGTCCCGCGTGGCGATAATTAAGCTAGGCTATCAGGCCCGGTCCGCATTTGTCCCGCTCCACATTCGCAAGGAACGATTCGGCTGCGTCGTCGCCCATCGCCGGGCCGGCAAGACTGTCGCGGCCATTATGGACCTGATCGATTCGGGGTTGCGGTGCACGAAACCCAACCCGCGTTTTGCCTATGTCGCGCCATACTATGCCCAGGCCAAGGATGTGGTGTGGTCCTACGTCAAGCAATACACCGCCCCGATCCCCGGCCTGACGATCAACGAGGGCGAGCTGCGGGCCGACTTCCCGAACGGGGCAAGGCTGCGGCTCTACGGCGCGGACAATTACGACAGGCTTCGGGGCATCTATCTCGACGGGGTTGTGCTGGACGAGTTCGCGGATCAGCCCCCGCAAGCATGGAGGGAGGTGATCAGGCCCGCCCTGTCCGACCGTCAAGGTTGGGCGCTGTTCATCGGCACCCCGAAAGGCCGCAATTCGTTTTACGACGTGTATCAGTCGGCGGTTGCCTCGCCCGACTGGTTCTCCCTCAAACTGAAAGCCAGCACAACCGGGATTATCCCCGACAGCGAACTGGCCGCGCTCAAGGCCGACATGAGCGCCAACGAGTATCAACGTGAAATGGAATGCGACTTCGATGCAGCGATTGAGGGCGCTTACTTCGCCGCCGGGCTGGGGCAAGCGCGGACCGAGGGCCGCATTGGCCGGGTTGCTGCCGATCCCTTGCTTGCCAAGCGCGCCTACTGCGACATTGGTGGGCCGGGTGCAAAAGCCGACGCCTTCGCGATGTGGATTTGCCAGTTCGTCGGGCGCGAGATTCGGGTGCTGGATTATTACGAGGCGCAGGGCCAGCCGCTTGCCGAGCACGTCCAATGGCTGCGAACGCAGGGACACGACAAGGCCGAGATATTCCTGCCGCACGACGGGTTGACCGAGAGCGGTCCTAATCCCGGCAGTTTCGAGAGCGCATTCAGAGACGCCGGTTTCAGCGCCACCACGCTGCGCGGGGAAGGCTCGGGCAACTCCGGTGCCAAGACGGTGCGGATCGAGGCTGTGCGGCGCTTGCTGCCGTCCATTTGGTTTAACGAAGGCACGACCACGGCTGGGCGCGATGCGTTGCTGGCCTATCACGAAAAGCGGGACGAAAAGCGCGGCATTGGCCTTGGTCCTGAACACGATTGGGCCAGCCACGGCGCCGACGCATTCGGGTTGATGGCGGTGGCTTACGAAGAGCCGCGCAAGGCCAAGAAGATCAAATACAGTTTCCGCGGCGTTGTATGAGGGGGGTGCATTGATGGCTGACGCACCCGCTCAAATGGACGACCGCCAGATCGCCGCATACCTGCAGGAGATGGAGCGCCAGGCAGTAAGCTACCGCGACAGCGATCTGGCCGAGGACCAGGCAACTGCCATCGACTTCTACGAGGCGCAGCCGTTCGGCGACGAAGAGGAGGGGCGTTCACAAGTTGTCGTCCCGGTGGTGCAGGAAGTCTGCGACTACATGACGGTCAGCGTTCTGCGGACGTTTATCAGCGGCGACAGGGTGGTCGAGTTCGAGCCGAAGAGCGAGGATACCGAAGCCGTCGCCGAAGAGGCCAGCGAAGCGATCAACTTCGTCTTCATGAACGAGCAGGCGGGCAAGCGGGTGTTGCACGACTGGCTCAAGTGCGGGCTGGTCGAGCGGATATGCGCGATCAAGACGATGTGCGTCCAGGACGAGCGCCGCACCCGCCGCACGATCACGCTGACCAGCGACGAACTGGCGGGTATGTCCGAGGATGACGTGCCCGAGGACTTGAAGGTCATTGCGGTAACGGACAACGGCGACGACAGTTTTACGGTGAAGGTCGAGACGACCCGCAAGCGCAAGCGCTATATCGACCTGCCGATCCCCAACTACGAACTGCTGTTCTCGCCCCGCACCCGGCATGAAGACGAAAGCGAATACATCGCGCATCGCTGCAAGAAGACGCTTAGCGACCTGATCGAGATGGGGTTCGATCGCGATAAGGTCGAGAACATGTCGGCTTACGATAACGTCAGCGACAGCCGCGAAAACGCGACGTGGGGCGACGAATGGCATGACACGGCCAACGACAATATCCCCGGGCTGCGCAAGGTCACGCTGCTGGAAGAATATGCGCGGATCGATTGGGATGGCGACGGCAAGGCCGAACTGATCCGGGTCCAGCGCGTCGGCAACGTCATCCTCGATGTCGAGGAAGTCGACGAAAACCCGTTTGTGGTGTTTTGCCCGTTTCCGCGCCCGCACCGTTTGGTGGGCAACAGCCTCGCCGACAAGGTGATGGACATCCAGCGGAACAAGTCGGTGGTGATGCGCCAGTCGTTCGACGCGATGTATCTGTCGAACGACCCCAAGCTGTGGTTGCCCGCTGAAAGCACCACAGACGACACGATTGACGATTTGCTGACCAAGGGGCCGGGGGTCATCGTTCGGGGCCGTGGCGCGCGTCCTGAGCCGCTGGTGACGCCATACGATATCGGAAAGACCATCTCGATGATGGATCTGCTGTCGGGCGAACAGGAAAGCCGCACGGGCATCACACGGTTGAACCAGGGCCTCGATGCCGAGGCGATGAACAAGACCGCCACCGGCATGGCGTTGCAATCCTCGCAGGGCCAGCAGATCGAGGAGTTTGTCGCGCTCCAGTTCGCCGACGCGCTGGCGCGGCTGTTCGTCAAGAAGCTGCGGCTCATGATCGAGCATGGCGATCCGATTGCACTGCGGATCGACGGTGAATTCCGCGAGGCGGACCCTTCGACCTGGGATGACGATCTAACGGTCAACGTGCGTGTCGGGCTGGGTTCTGGCAAGAAGGACCAGCGCATTCAGGGCCGGATGATGATTGCCCAGTTGCAAGCCGATGCGTTCGCCAGCGGCACCGGGCTGGTCGACGAACGCGGGATGTATAACACCGGGGCGGGCATTGTGCGCGACCTTGGGCTGGGCGATCCGAACGACTATTTCATCGACCCCGACGCCGAGCCGGAGATTGACGAACAAACCGGCCAGCCCAAGGTGAAGGAAGAAAAGCCGGACCCCGAAGCGATGAAGGTCCAGGCCGAAATGCAGATGCAGCAGGCCAAACTACAGGGCGAACAGCAGTTGGCCGAGGCTAAGTTGCAGGGCGACCAGGCGTCACAGGCGGCGAAGATCGAGCACGCCCGCGAGGAAGCCGCGCTCAAGCAGCAGTTGGCCCGCGAACAGGCCGAATTCGAGGCTGGATTGGCAATCGAGAAGATGGAACGCGAACACGCGTTGGAATTGCAGCGCATGGAGCGCGAGGCCGAACTTGAGGAGCGCCGCATGGCTCGTGAGGAACGCGTTGCCGAGCATAGCGCGGGACTGGCGGAGAAGGCGCATGACGCGAAGTTGTCGGCCAACCGGGCGGGCGGAGCGTTGGACAAGTGATCGATCCCGTATCGCGCGCCCATCGCTGGGCCTTGTTCTACAACGAGGAAGGCGGGTTGAAGGACATCCTCGAAGCGCTGCGCCTCACCTACCTTGACCGTATGAGCGCCGTGGAGCCGTGGGAAACCGACAAGCTCATGAAGTTGGCGATTGCGTCGAAGGTGACGATGGCGGTTGACGACGAAGTGCGCAGCATCATTCAGGCCGGGGCCATCGTTGGCGAACGCCGCGAACACACCAAGCGGATCGAAGCATTGCCCACGGCGAAACGCCGTTGGCTGTAGGGTGGCGACCATCGCCGTTCGCGTCGCAAGACGTTAAGCAAAAGGACGAAAAGCATGGCCCATCCGGCAACGGAAGCCTCGGCATCGCCCACCAATTCCGGTGAAGCAGTCGAGAATTTTGCAGACTTTCTCGACGCAATCCCGGCACAAGACGACGAAGAAGACGAAGAAG